AAATCTATTGGGGTATACAATATCTGCTTCTTCATCAAACAGAAGTCTTAGAAAAAGTTTGTTTGCTTCAGAGGTTCCTTTTGCAGCATATAAATCTCGTACACTTTTTATAAGATTTCTTTTCGAGGTTCCAGTTGCCATGGTCTTTGGAACAGCCTGCACAAACTGTTCAACCATCTGGTCTAGAAATGCATCTACAGTATTATCTGGATTTGCATAATCCATTAACTGCTGAATGTTTTGTACAGGATTACCACGATAAGATGCTACAGTCGCAGTAGAACCAGAAGTTCCTCCTGTAACTGTTTCCCCTACAACAAATCTCTGCTGTGAAGAAATGTAAATTTTACCGCCCTTTGTTATATCATCAACAAGAACAGTTGCTGTAGCTTTAGATGTTCCCCCTGTAATTACTTCTCCAACATCAAACTTACCTAAAGTACCGTCACCCTTTTCAGTTACAATTTTCTCACCATCTTCATCCAAAATATAGTTGGATGAAATTGTTTCCTGTGCAACATAGTTAATAGTTGCGGTAAGTTTTAATTCTCCTGCTTCTAGAAACTTATAATAATCTTCTAAAAGTTGAACAAAAGTGGGATGGTCAGCTTGTATAAAGTCAGGAACTTGGCCTTCGATTAATGGTGAAATCTTGGCCGTTAAAGTGGAATCGAAAGGTGCCATTTTTAATAACTCTGAATATCCGTGTTAGAAGAAGTTGTTGCGTATGTTGAACCACCGTCTGCACCACTAACTGCAATAGTGTCTACTTGACCTGTTATTGTTGTATTTGCTAAATCAATTTCCAAAACCTGATTACGAACAGGAACAATATCTTTTGAGTCTGGTATAACTGTAAGCCTAAATTTAATTGATGCAACACCATCAACATCATCACAACTTGTTATGTTTATAGAATTAATTACAATCTCACCTGTTGCATAATTGATAGTTCCAGCAGAGTTGTCTTGATATGTTCTAGTAGAACCTGTAAGATAGTATCGTCTTAGTTTACCAGCACCATCGTCATCAAAGTACTGTATATTATCAGCATCACCACTTACATAAAATCCTGTAGAAGCAAGAATACCACCAGCATCTGCATTATGTCCACTATGAGGATTATATAAAGCATTATTAAATGAGGTATTATACCCTACAGAAGAATTTAAAGTAGGTGTTATAAATTTACCCAATGTTACATTAATAGCACTGTTCAAAATAGATTGGTCTGTAGTATCTACTAAACGAGATAATTTTGAATGTCTAAATGGATTAACGAAATCCGTTAAGTCATCTGTATTATAAGTTGTTACTGTAGTTAATACATCGGCCTCCAATGAACTTTTTTCTTTAGTTGTCTTAGAAGAGTTAAATTTAAATACTATTTCTAAAATAATATTAATAGTATCAGGGTCAACAATAACAGGCGTAACAGAAGCAACATTGTATTGTTTTAATTGAGAAACCAAATTATTCTTTTGGGTTAATGTTAAATTATTTCCTGTATTTGTTCGTATAGAAATAAATACCTTACCATATTCGGGCGTACTAACAACACCTAGAGTATCATCCACAGAACCATCTTGACCACCAAACACCTGTACACTTTTTGCTTCAGCAAATAGTTTTTTTGCATAAACAATATAATCATCAGCAGTTACACAACGACCTTGAGAAGCATAATCTAAAGGAGCATTAAGTTTAATTGAAGAAATATTTTCTGGTTCAGCACCACCAGTTGATGCTGCAATAGTAGTTACTGTTACATCAGTATTTCCAGCAATTGTAGCTGAGTTCGTAAAAACAGAAGCACCATTACCAGCAGCTTTGTTTGTAACTACATAATTTAGAATAACAATATTATCGTTTGTTACGGATTTACTTACAACACCATCTCCAAAGTAAACTTCATGTTTGCCATTCTCAACTTCTTGTAAAAAATAAACTTCACTACTTCCTGTTAACTGTGTTATATCGGTTGCCTTTGTATATGTTGTTGTAGTTGAATCACTAGAAGAAGTTTGCACTTCTACTTTTAAAGTAGATGTATCTGCTCGTGGGTCATTTATAATAAATCTTTGATTTACATCGTTAGTGTTAACAGTGTAACGAGTTGTGATATAAGACCCCTCACAAATGTCAACATCTCTAAATACGATATCTCCAGCAGAAAGTGTTGATGTATAATCTTGTTTTGTAACAAACTGAAGTGAAGTTCCATCTAAAGAAGATGTAAATTTAGTTCCGGCCGGCATAGTTGCTGTTGTCGAACTATGACTATTTAAAGTTACTTCTACTGTTGCATATGAAGCAGTTGCAGAACGAACTTCATAACCTAAAGTCTTCGCATGTGATACTGTACTAGAACGTAAAGACGAACTGTCAAGAAACATTTCATTACCTAACATATTTGCATTGAATGCTTGGTAATGAGTATTATATGCGAGAACATCTAAAAGAATATTCATACCAGAACCTTCAAAGTCATAATCCTTAAAGGTATCTTGAGCTCTCAAAAATGTTTTAAGATTATTTTTGATATTATCAAAATCAAGTTCTGTAATATCCATTCTTTTTGTATTCTCTGCCATTATCGTAATCTCTCTAGGAAGACTTCAATTTCTTGTAAGTCGGTTGGTATATTAACAATTGTAAATTTAACTACAAGTTTAAACGAATTATTGTCAAAATCGGGTATTGCTACAACTTCTTCTAACTCTGCCCTTGGTTCGTAAGTTTCAATAATTTCTGTTACTTTTGTACCAAGCACATCAGCAGTAATTGGGTCTATATTTTCAAATAACATTTCACGAACACCAGAACCAATCTCTGGATGAAATGGTTTTTCATAATGATTCATCAAAACAAGATTACGAACAGACCGTTTTACAGCTTGAATATCTTTTAAAATATTAACATCCTTAGTGTCTTTCCTAGTAAAGAAAAGGTCTAAGTCACTATATACTTGTGCGCTACGATCAGACTCATTTGTCTGTTGAGCATCCGTAAAAGCAGAGTGAGTAGTTTGCATTGATAATCCCTTTTAAGTATTTATACACATACTCTATATGACTGTATCATAATGTTAGTTAAATCATTCTTCAGTTGCGGCCTGTTTTCTTGTCCATCCACTTATACCATTACGAATAGCAGCACGCACAGCTCCTTCACTAGTATGATGTATTCCAGACCATTTTATGTTATCATATTGTTTACCCAATTTCACAGAAGCATACCTTCGGCCCCTGTGATTTTTTAGACGATATATATCTAATGAACCTCCAGCTTCTGCTGCAAGTTCTTTTTCCAACTTAGCAATAAGTTCTTTATCATCAACTGTTGGCGGTGGTCGGCGCATCCTACTAGAGTTATGACCAACATTTTTGCGTACTGGAACATGACTATCTCTTTTAGTTGCTTCTGGTTGTTTTATTGGAACTTCCATTAACTGTTTAACGTCTTTATGATAAACATTTATAGCAGATATACTTTCCTCACAAGACTCCACATATGACTTTGCTGAATCAATAATATTCTTTTTTAAAGTAGGATTTTTATCTTTCATAGGTCGGCCATATTTTAAAGAATCATCCTCTATAAACCCTCTGTTCCAATCTCGCTTTATTTCCTCTCTCCACTTTACCTTACGATTATAGTCTTCGTTTATAAGATATACATATGCTTTATAATTATAGTTACCAAATCGGGAAGCTTCCCCTAATGTTTTATCTTTAGGTGGTATTACATACATTTTCTTAGCATCAAGTGAACTAGTTCCTACAACATTATGGGGATATCCTTTTGAAGCATTTGCTCGTATTAATTCATTCTCAGCATGTTTTGTTTCCTTAACATATTTTTCAAATGCTTTATCTACTTTATGAAATGTACTTTTCTTTTCATTGCTAAATTTATTAGTATCATCTTCAGCAGGCATTTCATTTACATTTCCATTATCAGCATCAACTTTATCTCCTTCAGTAACAATATCACTCTCAAATGATTGGTTAGTGTCTGTACTGTCTAAAGCTTTATTAATTGCAGGCCAAGATATTGTCCCACTACCGAATATAGAATTTTTTACATTGGTATCTAATTTTTTCATTTCTGTTATTTGGCTGGGCGATACCGTTCCACCATCTCTATCAATTGCTCCAACAGTTGAAGCAATTAATGCTTCCATCGCACCGCCAGCAGTAGTTGCAGTTTTTGCTCTTTCTTCCATTGCAGCATTTGCTTTAGTAGCAATTGAAATTGCTGTATTAAGAACAGACGCAACTTCTTTAGTTGGTGCAGTTGATGCTAATCCTGCTGGCATTGCTTTTTCTTTTACTTCTGTAGCGCCAGATTCTATTTCTAAATTTGGAACAAGACCACATACATCGCCACCAGAAGTAATTTTTGTTAGTCCATCTTTTAAAAGAGTGTCTAAGGATAAACCTTTCTCTGTTAATGCATCTCCAAAGTCAGAAGTAATTTTTGCAAGTTGTGATGCATATGTTAAAGATGTTGGCGTTAATGCCAAAAGACTAGTTATCTCAGCTTGTAAATTAGTCGGGGGGAGTGAGGGTAATTCGGGAACCAACTTTTTTAGTTCTGCACTAACCTCATCCAACTTACCTTGAACTTCTGCAACTGCAGCTGCAGCCTCAGCATTTAAATTTGCTGTAGCTGAATCTACAAGATCATTAAGTTTATTCAGTACATTTTCTTGATCTGGATTTGCACCGCATAAATTTGGTATACCTAAAGTTGCCATTACTTACTCCATTTATTAAGAAGTTGCATAACCAAGAGGCCCTAAAGTGGTTTGGGCCCAAGGATAAAGTGGAAGAGATGTTCGTGATACAGGAGGCCCATAACCCCAAGCTCTTTTTCCACCAATATCAAGGTGAGTAAAAGAATTATATACGCCAATACCTCTAATACCTTTTGCATATGAAACAGAAAGAAGACTTTGGCGATCACTTGTTGACCAACCTACTTGATTAACATCAACCGCCTGTCCTTTAACATGTTGACTGTTTTTTGCACCACCAATCTTACGATTATATTCTGGACTACGATATGCTGAATTAATTGTAAGGTCACGGCCCAACTCTGTACATATTGCACATAAAATATCTCTTAATTCTGGTTTTATTCTTGAGTCACAATTTGATGAAAAGATTAAACAATCACAATCCGTAGCAGCTGGATCGGTACTTTCTGATACTGCTGGTTGAGCTATTTGTCCTGATTGTCCAGTGACAGGACTTACATTATTATATACTCCACCAGAAATATTGCCATCGCCATATTCTCCAAATTCAATATCATCTATGAATCCTAATGTTGCTTCCTCTGTGGCTCTACCCTGATTAATTAATGCAGCAAAATGTTCCCTATTAATATGATCTGAACTAGAAAAAGTATGTGGAAAAGTAGCAAGGGCTGTACCACTAGAAGGACTAAAGTATTTAGCAAGTAAACTTACATGAGTACCAACATATACAGAATTATTAGAACCAGACATACTTCCAGCATCAGTTGGTGTTGTTAGATACCCAACTCTTTTGTTTTCGGCGAACACGGTAGGAGAACCATATTTAATAACATCAGTATGTGCAACGCAATCACCACCAACAAGAATAGTATGAGATACAGTTGGATCGTCTTTCCTTGCGACCATTAAACTTTCAACATAAACACTGTCTTGAGTTGGAGTACCCAAAGTTGTCGTAGCAGTACACCCATGTCCTGTTGCTACTGCATCTGTTATTCTTACTGCTAACTTACTCATTACTTCCCCTAAACTGGATTGATATCAACCTTATTCGTTGATGTTGGTGTACCACCGCCAGACATAATTGTGTATATGGTTCCAGCAGTTGAGTTGATTGTAGACGTTTCAGAATTAATCACCATTGCATTAACTGATTTCATATTTAAAGTATCTCCTGCTTTTAAAGAAGTAATACCAGATAGACAAGTTATAGACATATCTTTTTTAGATTGAACAATTAACCTTTCATCTGTAAGGACAGTATATCCTCTTAAAGTTTGGTCATCACCTTTAATTTGTAGAATAGAATCTTTACCAACTATCCTGCTTTCCTTCCCATTAATAGTGGTATCTACATCTTTGTTAATACGACCACTTTGAGTTGCTTCAATATTATAAGCATGATTTCCTATAATCTCTTGTTCTAAATTACCACCGCCGGCATCCTCACCTCGTACACCAACCTTATGATAATGGTTCTTGTGTATCTTTTGAGAATAGTCACCTTCTACTTCTAAATGATAATCACCCTTAACCAATTGACGCACATTACCATTTATAGTAATATTACATGCGCCGTTGATTAAAACATTCTTATCATTCATTATAATTTCATAATCATCTTTAACAACTTTCGTAACTCTAGTTCCGTCAGGATGAATTTCTTCAAACGTACCAGCTTTATGGTATGTGTGTAACCTTTCATTGCCAGGTGTGTCATCTATTTCATGTACATGTCCCGATTCACTGTCATGAACATGATTGTATGGATAAATGGAAACACCAGATGATTTGGGATGAGGTTCTGACCAACTTGGACGATTTTCTAACTTAAATGTTGTGCTTACAACATATTTTGGTCTATGGCCGCAGCCATCCATAGTTAGCCCTATGTCTGAAGTTTTAAGATAACCCTCACCAGTACCTACAGGGGGTTTTGCGTTTTTAAAGTTTTCGCCAGGCGGATATGCATCCACATGTGATTGTGTAATTGTTTGATATACTTCTTGACCGCCATGGTCACTGTACATAGAGCCAGGTATGGTATCCATCAACGGTTTTGTTGCTGTGGGCACACAATTTAATTTATTTGCTTTTCTTTTAAATAAGGAAGGATGATATACCGCAGCAATACCTTGTGCTAATCTGTTTGTATCAGGTTCACCTAATATTTTTGGATAAATTTGTTTCGGGTCAGAAAACCCTACTAGATAGTCTGGTGCTTCAGCATTAAAGCCTGGAAGTGAACCCAGAATAATTGGTTGTTGTTTTTCTTTGCTATCACGAAAAAATCCTACAACCCAACTACCTTCAACAAGAAACGGGGGTGTAGAACCCAAACCGCCCATAGAAGGATTGGTTGTAGGAGCCATAACAGTTGCCCACGGCAAATCTTCCGTTGGTAACTGCTCTTTGATTTCTGTATGATACCCAAGGCATCGAACACGAACACGACCCAAATAGTCAGGGTCATCACGGTCTTCGACCACACCCACAAACCAAATGAAGCCATCTGTTCCCATAAAATAATCAGACATGTAAACTCCTCTATTAGTCTGAATTATTTATAAGGAATTAATGCAAGTCAGGGTCACGCCCCAAACCTTTTCCTTCGGTTGGAGTGTAGTCGTATTCTTCTATATCATATTTCGACTTCGGATTCGCATCTTGGATTTGCAGTAATGCTTCCATTGCGTCATTATGCATCATACCATCGCATACTATATCCTTTTGGATAATTCTGTATCTAATCATGGTGGGTTATTTAGTGTTTTGTACTTTCTCTTTATTCCA